CAACTTAACCATACCAATTTTGGATGGGCTAAAATAGATTTGACACAGGTATAGGAATTTTGTACTTCTGGGAGAACTGATACCGCTTGCAACGAATGAAGCAAACGGATTGATGAGTAAAAATAATTATATTAAAATTGCTCAATCCATCACGTCTACCAAATTAATAAAAATAGAATCTTGGGATGGATATTCTACACTTGTATTTATTAGAACAAGTGGAGCAACCGGATTATATTCCATTGATGGTAACTGGGCGGACAGTGCGAAATTCACAAGATTGTCTGGTCCTTTAGGAAAGGATCACTTTAATGCATATAGAGAAAGAAATGGTAATATTTATGTAAAGACGACTACACAGTCAGAACCATTGACTGTTACGTCTGTAGGATCTAATCATGTTTTCAAATTTGAGGAATCAGATAAAGATGTTGATTCTTTAATAGTATTACAATGATCGGGAGGATCGGGTGGCACCGGTTTGTACCGGACCACCCGTTTTTTATACCAAAGATACGGTTCGCCAATAATCCCAATTAATCGCCAACAGGCAGAAATTCTTGTTTAAATTCCTACCTGTTCGAGCGTCCTAATATCTATATCTACTTTAGTTGCTGAAATGGCATTATAAATCGGTATGCGGTTGGCAAAATATGCTATAGCGTATCCCCATCCACTCACGTAAACATAATAATTGTAATCATTATCTCTATACATTCTTATTGATGACGGTCCAGAATTATGCGTAATACATAACCCATTACCACCGCCATGCATACAGATAATAGAGTAGTCATCAACTACTTCCGAATTACCTTCACCAACAATCTTAACAACCAAATTTAAATTCCTCATAAAATCAATCCTATATAAGGTTGCAGATCCTCTACCTTCTGCCATCCTTATATAGTTTTCATTTTGCAGAAGTTCTCCCAGGACTTTCGCGGCAGCCGAAGAAGATGTCAAAGTTGGGTTCTTGGAACCGTCCAAAGTACGGAGCCAAGAGAAGGTGTCGGACTGGGGCAACTGGTCCTCAAACTCATCTGTTCCGGCTGCCGCAGCGGCAGCAAATGTTGATATTTCTGATGCAGCGGAAACAATCCGTGCGGAAACTAATTCTGTCATCTCATCGACGGTCACCTGTCGTTCGTTGCCGTTTTTATCCACAGCTTTAAAGCCAACTATATTATTCAAGTCCATAATGCAAATTTTAAAATTAAAACAAATACTTCACCCATGCAAAATAATTACTGTTCTCAATATAATTCGGATCATCCTCGTTGGAATATGCCTCCCTCTCAAACGATACCGTCTTATACGCCCTGCCGGCATCCTTCAACCGTACCGCCCTGACCAGCCACTCCACACCATACCAGAGATAGAATGCCAGCCCGGCCAGTACCAGCCACCAGGCGGAAAGGTCAAAACACAACAGCAAGATCCAGATAACTGTACCGATGGCAACTGCCATCTCAACCCATTGACGGGCGTGGGTACACTCATGGTTTCTCACTTTCTGAGTGATTTTCTCTTCCGGTCGCTTGCTTAAAACAAACGGACCGATTGTTATCGTATGGCAAGAACTGAACGCAAGCAGCACCTTTGCCAGAAGGTTGTTACAATATACCTTTTTCATGTTGTTCCTCCTTTTTATCTAAATAATCATTCAAAGAATCAGCCAGCAGACCGGGCAGCATGGAGGTGGAGCGTCTTATGATATCCACCTCTTCTTCGTCAATCTCGACACCTTCAGCAGTAGATTTGAATATCTTCTCAGCAAGGAGATGCGCCTTCAAACCCGCTACGTTCTTGTATATCCAGTCACCGTAGGCCTCAGTGATGTTGTTGGCTATCAGTTTTTCTTTCTTAATCCCGTCGTAAATAGGAAATTGTGCAAAATTTATTCTCATACTTTAATATTTTAAATGTTATAAATCCACCCAGGTACTTCCTCCATTCGTTGACTTGCGAATTCCGTTTCGCCCGACTGAAAAAATATAACTTCCACATCTTACATACAGAGCATCATTCGCTGTTGAAACATCCCCGGTTGATGATACAGTTATACTTCCACTTCTAATTACTGTATCCAAAATACCTTGGTATAAATGTCCGTCTATTGACTGGAACCGTTCGTATTTCATTTCAAATTTGTCGTATTGCAGCAACAAATTATCAACATTTACAGCCGACATATTAGTGCTGCCGATAAAATTATTACCGATATTGAATCCGCCAATTGTCCCCTTTGTCGCTATGATAGTCCCGGTGATATTCGCTTTCTGACAAAGAATCTCTCCGGTCTTTGTGTCCATCCTCAGATTAGGCTGGCCGTTAGTGCTGTCCTGTGACTGCATGATACCGTAAGGTGCCCCGTCCGATGTGTATCCGTTCAACTTGAACATAAATCCGGCTATGTTCGCCTTATCAGCAAGGAATATGTCGGTTACCAGACTTTTGTATTTCTGCATGGCTTCCCAGTTGGAATCTCCGTTAGCGGATGTAGGAGCCGCTGATACAGAACTTCCATAGTTGCGCACAAGAAAATTGTAATAAACTTCACCTATTTTGTGAATGATCTTGTCACGCTGTTTTGCATTCCATACGTATGTCTGTCCGGAAGCCCATACACCTCTGTCATAAGGGAACGCACCCGTAGCTCCTGTTGCTCCTATGGAACCATCATTTGCAACACCCACACCCTTCTCGGCCACATAATTGTCATTCCAAGCAGCAGCATCGGAAGCTGATTTATAAGCCCGGACGGCAAACTGGGTGTATCCGGCTGTCGCAGGTACGGATATCTGGCTGTTCAGTGTCGCACCTACATGAGCCAGCCAGCTTCCGTTGTATTTGCGTGCAGCCAGATAAAGCGTGCTGCACGTGCTTACATTGCCTGCCACATTCTGTTTGCAAGTGACAAGGAATCCAGACGGGGATGGCGTGCCTGTTGAAGTGAAGTTGATCACGCTGACAGGACTGTCCAGCCAGTAGGATGCCGACGGTCCGACGGGAGCAACCATCTCCTGCCAGTCCGCATGTACCGTCCGGTTCGCAGATCTGCCGGCGAGGATGTATCCGCCGTCTCTTTTCCTGCGGAGTCTGCCGTTTCTGAACTTGGCGATTTTAATCGGAGGGTTGGAGGTTTCAACCTTGCTTAAGTAAGATCCTCCGGCAAACGATACTGTACTGTTCTTGGCATACGGAGTATTGGCGGATTCCCAATGACCGGCTGCTGTGATGCTCTCACCATCCTTTCCGTCACTGCCGTCCACAACCATCGGGACAGTCTCGACATCAACCGCCTGACCGTTCACGTAGAACACGAACTTCAAGCTACTGGTAAAATTACCGGAAGCCACCCCGACACCATCACCGATGGGAACCTCGGCCGCACCGTCACGACTGTACTTCAACTCCCCGTCCGTTGTGGCCGTAGTGACCGCACCGACTGTCTTCATACGCCGGCAGGATACCGAAGCTACACTGTAACCGCCGTTCTTGTTCTTGCTGACCATCGTGGCCGAAGTGACAAGGCTATAAATTACCGCATCGGAACCGTCCGCCCCGCCACGGACACCGGTTATCTTGAAAGTCAGTTCACGGGTATAGAGCTGCCCGTTCTTCATTGCAGCCAGTGTGATGGTGACCGTATTCTGTTCCGGAACCGACTTTCCGGCAGCGACGGATATCGCCACCGCTCCGGTGGCCTTGCTTGTGCTTGCCGTGAAACCGGCAGGCGTGCTGACTGTTAAAGTCTCAAGGGTGAGTTTCTCGGTACCGTACCACATGGATACATGGGTAGTCCATGACTGTGCGGAAGTAGTAACACCGGTACTGGTAAGAGCGACGCTCACCATCTCATTGTCAAGGTCGGCCATGATATTCGACTCCCCGTCCTTACTCCAACGGTGCACAGGGGCCGGAGTGCTCCATTCACTCCATACTCCATCACGCTTCACACGTTTGCACGCCCATTCCACCTGATGGTCTGCATCCACGCCAAGAAAATCATCTGTCCAGCCTTCCGGTATATAATCATCCTGCTGCTTCGAATCCGGCTTGTCAGGGGTAAGGCCGATGATGTTGGTACGGGTGTAGATCCACTCGTAACCTTTGCCGTCCTTACCGTCAGTCCCGTCTTTGACCATGACCATCCACAAACCATTCCGGTATATGTAAGTACAATGGTCAGCCGTATTTCGGTAGCTGTCACCCTCCTTGGGATTGGACGGATGGGATGCGAACTCACCCAAGAAGGTGATACTCTCACCTTTAAGTTCACGACCGTCCAGCAGCATCTCCCAGTCTTCATGCACGGTCCAGTCGGCTGATTTCCCGGCAAGGATATAACCGCCATCCTTTTTCTTTCGATAATTGCCGTTCCTGAACCTTGCAATTTTAATCGGAGGATTGGATGTTTTCACCTTGGAGATAAAAACACAGCCCGCCAAAGTGACCATGGTATTGACCTCGTATGGGGTCTTAGAGGATTCCCAATGACCGCCACCTATTACAGACAGTCCCGGATCACCCTTGTCACCTTTGGCGGCTGATACAAGCCAGTCCGGATTGTTTTCGGATGGCTCGGAAGTAGTGCCCTTGTCATTGACGCACAACCATGTGGAACCGTTATGGGGCACACGGGAATAATACGCATACTTCCTGCCCGGCTCCCAGCTAGGGAAGTCGATAGGAACGCGGACTGTGCTACCGGTAATTTCATCAATTTGAAAAATCAATCCCGTCATGATGATATCCTGCAATACTGCCGAGAACCTGTCGCAGTTGATCCCGTTGATGGTCATACCCTTCTTCTTGCCGAACCAGCTCTTCATCTGTGCCGGCTCCGGGTCCCAGGTGTTGGCATTGTCAACAAGGGTGATGCAGCAGTTACCGTCACGCACGTCTATGATGATATAAGTCTGACGCTCCTTGTCGGTGAAGTTCCCCGTCTGTCCGAGACGCATCTCGTTATGGGGAACGAACTCATATCCGGGACGCGGAACCATCACGAATGTCTTCTCGTCGTAATCTGCGGAAGTGATACGGTACTGTATTTTCCGGAAACCAATAAAGTCACCGGTAGTGACGCTTTTGTCATGCCAGAAGCCTAGGAGGATATCGTCCGGCTTCTGTCCCAGCGGTACACCATCCTCCAGATCAGGGATGACAGTATAGCTGCCGTCACTATTGGCGACAAAGCTTTTTATCTTCAGCCCTCCGCCGGGACTTATAGTATTATATCCTTCAAAATAGGTCTGACGGTTGAAACGAAGTTCTGGTACACTCAGAGAGCTGCGCAGGACCAAAGCCTCCAGCTCGGCACGGGCGTCCTCACCGATGTAACCTCCGGAAACGCCGGGGATAAAGTCACCGAACTTGGCATAATTCTTAATCAATACTCCGCCTAGCAAGGATAGCAGGAAATTCGTAGAATCCTCCTTATCTTTGCGCAAAAAGTATTTGGTGAGCTTTTCTATATCAGAATTATCCATGTTTTCTAGAATCCCGATAAATATGCGCCCAATTCTTTCAGCTGTATTCTCTCCTTCTGTAGATGCGTTTCTTACTTGAAGAGCCAGTTTCTTTAATATATCAACAGAATCGCTCATTCTCCTATTACACGAAAAACAGTTCTATTAGATTTTAATTTCCCTTCACCGTTATAAAGTGGCATACCGCATTCTTTTAGGTAAAGCACGCATTCTTTCAGGTAGCGGTCAGCTATGCTACATGCATCGCTATACACCATCATCTTTTCCTTGAATACTGTATGACTGCTATATTCACCTTCCTTGTTCACGAAGCCAAAACGGGATACATTCCCATCTCCATTTTTGACAATACAGGCATAGGTATAATAAGCCAAAGCTACGCGAAGTCCAGTGATGATTATCTTCTTTTTACATTTAGTTTCATAAGTACCTCCGTCAAGCAGTAGCTGGTATTTTTCAGGATTTTTTTTCACGTCAAGGAACAGTTCGTCTCCCAACGCTGATTTGATGTAGATATTCTCCGACTCACGGATGTAGGTTTCTATCTTGTCAGGATCGAGATGTACAGACATTCCGCGAGACAAAGCCGATACCTCATCTGTTGTTATTAGATACTGCTGCATTTCGTACATACTTTAATGGTTCCACACTATAATCATTAGAGGGGTTGACTACTTCATACCAATAGCTGAATATACGGCTAAAGGTACGCTCTATTAAGCGTTGTTGCTTGCTTACGATAGAATTGTAATACTCGAAAGCATCTTCCAAAATATCGCCTGAGAATCCGACTTTACCAATACGGATGCAATACCATGGCTCTTGGCCATAAGCTGAATAAATACGTTCAACCACACTTGCGTCAGTAACGGTAAATTCTTTGTCGTAATTTTGTGAGTTCAGATTTATTATTTCAGGTTTTTCCTCATCGCTTTCTAAAGTAACTTCCATAATCTTTCCTGCATTCGTATCACCTTGCAACTGGATGAGTGTATTTGAGAAACTGTCGTCATCGTCTGTATCTTTCACTTCGTTGCCTTCTTCGTCAAAGGTTATGTTCGATCCCTTTTTGGTGAATACCATAGCGCCAGGGAAGAAATTATTTCGTACATTTCTGTACTTGACATTGGACAGCCCTTCATCGGTACTCATTTCTGTAGCCACCCGGTCACCTTTCCCGACAGGATAAGTATTTTTCCCGGCCATTGACACCCATAGGATTTGACCTTTGTAGTATTCAATGCCTCCGGCTGCTTCTATTTGAGCCAGTATAACATCTTTTTGAGGGTTAAAAACATCTATATAGTCGATGTTTTCTTTCTTGACCTGCAGAGCTTTCCCTTTACGTGTCTTCTTTCCGCTCCAGTCTGGATGTACTGCTATTTTTGCCACATAACCGTTTTCATCTTCTTCTGTCAGACGGCAATTTTCAAATGGTACGTGCTGCATCTCCACTATCTCACAGAAAACATTGTAGTTAACATGGATTGCTATTCCATTGAGTTCGGACATGTCTTTACATAGTAACATGTGCACATCATCCAATGTGTCACCTTTTCGATTGACTACATATTTGGAAAAAGCAACCTCACGAAATCCGTTTCCTTCAATGAAGTCAGCGAAACGGTCTGAGCATTCAGATGCAGTAGAGCTTGCAGCAATGATATTCTTTAATGTCTGCGGATATAGGTTGTCCTGTCCGTAGGCTTGAATTCCTAGATTTTGTAAATAGCTTGTATCAATGCGGTTACTGCTTTTCTTTTTTAGATCTCTTACTCTCATATTCGCGAGGTTTACGTTCGTCCTTTATTTCTTTTATTCAACTTTATCTTCGCCTTCTCCATTCATTGCGTTCACAATTTCAATGGCCTTGCTTAGATGCAGATTCAGAACTTTTTTACTGATTTTCTTGCCGTTGATTTGGAAATCTTTCAACGTGTCAGCCACGGATTCTTCAGAAACTCCGTCTTGCAATGATTCTACCATTGAATCAAGCAGGCTTTGATTGTATCCACATTTGTTAACACGTTCTTTCCAGTCCGTAGGTACATGGGCGAAATAAATTTCACCTTTCGGATTTTTGGCAAGGTACTTTTCAGCAACTTCATCAGTGAGGTTGTCATTAGTGTACATTTTATTGCTTCCGAACTCCGGTTGAAGCAGGACACCATTCTTTAATATATAATTACATTTTTCTTTCATACGGTTATTCTTTTTGATGTAAACAGTCATTTCGATTACAGCATCGCGATAGCAGTCGTTACATGATGTCTTAGTGAATTCTTTTCCTAATACTTCCTTGTACAATCTTTCTATCTCCGATTTATCAGAAGAGGAGTAGGAGGGAAGATCTCCTAGCTCCTTTAATTTATCAACCACTTCTTCTAACTCCATAATTATTCAGTTGGTTTTGTCAGTGTTTCAACAAGCGTTTTTGTCGCATCGTAAGATGTTTTGTACAAGAATAATGCTGATTTGGGAACCTTGGTTTCTTGCAAAGAGATATTCCATCCCCCTTCCGTTTCTTCGGAATACTTGTCATTGCCGATCTCTGCGGCTTTCAAACCTTGGTAGTAACCGTAAACCTGGAAAGCTGAATCTCCCGGATTCTCGGTTTTATTTAACCCTTTAGCTTTATTTTCCAATACAACGACAAAATCACCGTTAGCAAGCCCATCAATAATGTCATTGCATACATCGGGGTCATTTGCTAATACAACCATGTTCACTGTGTTAGTGAACGTGTTACGATAGGTTCCTGTTGCCAAGGCTGTATTGGTACCTGTAAAGGGGGTTGCACCGAATACCTGTACCTTGTAACCTTTTTTACCTGTTTTCAGTGCAAGAGTTTCGATCACATTCTTACGGGTTGCGTTGAATGTAACCGCACCGAAATCCACGTCTGCGCGATTCATTATCACACCTTCCTGTTCCAGCCCGGGAACGATAGGATCATCGCACGATGGTGCGATGTCCTTTTTGATTGTTATATCACATATTGCCATATTTGCTCTTTTCGTTAGTATGCTACCTGTACCAACTCATCTTCGCCAATCATGGAGCCTAATTTTCCTGTTGAATAAATGTAGTTCTTGCGGGCTTTCTTATCAAACCAAATATCCAAGTCCGACATCGGTTCGGTGCCCTCACATCCATACATCAAGTTCTCAGGAGAACATAAAACAGCACGATGCGGTAAGTTAAGTTTGGTTTTGTTGTTCTGATAGGCTTGAATAAATCTATCCCAAATGGAACATTTAACGATGGTTGTTCCATCGTATTTGCTGACCTCTACACCGTCAAATACAACTTCCCAGGGCATGATTACCTTGTACTTTTCTTTCATATCGTGAGTCAGAGCATCGCACATTGACTTGGTGGCGAAAATTGCGCATCCGTCTTTTTGGAAAATCCGGCTGTCGGCATCTTGCAACATCGCATCGAATATTGATGTGGCAATGCCTGTTTCTTTCATCTTTGATTTTTGTAATGCATATGATTCTTCTGCGTTGGCTGCAATTTCAGTGTGCTGTCCGGTATTGTTGGTACAGATGGCAAACAGACGTTTGAAAAAACCGTCACATGTTTTAAATAGTTCGATGTTTACTCCGTCAGTGATTTGACCACCTCCAGTGACAGACGCTGCTGATTTATCTCCAAACCATGTAAAACGCCACATCATTTTCATCATAGCTTCAGACAGCTTCGGCAGTACTGTAGATACTAATTGAAAAGTGCGCTGTATTCTAATTGAAAAGAGCTCCATCCATAACTTGTTACAAAATTACTATAAGTTTAAAATATTCATTTATCTTGTCTCATTTTTTGTGTTTCCTTAAGCCTATAAGACAGTCCGGTCATATTAACCAGATAA